GCTACTTATGCATTTTCTGATGGTACTACTTGGAAAAGAGTACAAGATGGTGCAGACATTGCAACTGGTGCATAATTAATTATGGAGCCCTTCGGGGCTCCTTTAAATTTTTAAGGAGAAAAATATGGCAGCTAAAGGTGATGTAAAAGCGGTACAGATTACAGGAGCAGCTCAAGTTTTTGCTGGTAGAACAAGATTAAGAGGAATTATTCTTTCTAATACAACTACTCAAACAACTACAGGATCTGTAACTTTACAAGATGAATCTGGAACTCAATTCACAGCAGAAGTTCCTCCAGGAGATGTTTTTTCATTTAACATACCTGAAGATGGAATTTTGTTTAAAGGTGGAATGACTTGTAGTGCAATCACAAGTGCGAAAGCAACTGTATTGATTGATAAATAGGAATCTAGATGGCAACTTCTGGAACAACAACTTTTGAATCAAGTTTTTATATTGATGATATAATTACTGAAGCTTACGAACGTGTAGGTCGATTTGATTATTCTGGTAATGATATAAAAACTGCAAGACGTTCTTTAAATATAATGTTTCAAGAATGGGCAAACAGAGGTTTGCATTATTGGGAAGTAAAAAATAATTCTATTACATTAGTTGCCGGTCAAGCAGAATATACAATGTATAGATCAACAGCTGATGGTACTTCTGATGCAACAGCTGTTTATGGCGTTGATGATATTTTAGAAGCAAGTTACAGAAATTCTTCTAGTGTAGATTTTTCATTAACCAAAATTAATAGATCAGAATATCAAGGTCTATCTTCTAAAACACAACAAGGAACTCCAACACAATATTTTGTTCAAAGATTTATAGATAAAGTAACTATCACTTTATATTTAACTCCAGGATCTACTGAAGCCGGAAACTTTATTAACTATTATTATGTAAGTAGAATCCAAGATGCCGGGGCCTACAGTAATGAAGCAGATGTACCTTATAGATTTGTACCTTGTATGGTAGCAGGACTTGCATATTATTTATCACAAAAATTTAATCCACAACTTGTTCAACAAATGAAATTACTTTATGAAGATGAACTAAAAAGAGCATTAGAAGAAGATGGTTCTTCATCTAGTTCTTTTATAACCCCAAAAACTTATTATCCAAATGTCTAAATCAAATGGAAAATACGCACAATTTATTTCTGATAGAAGTGGAATGGCTTTTCCATATAAAGAAATGGTTGTTGAATGGAATGGATCAAGAGTCCATGTTTCAGAATTTGAACCTAAACAACCACAATTAGAACCTAAACCAACTGTTGCTGATCCACAAGGTTTACAGTTTGCAAGACCGGATAGAACAGAACCAGCTGTTTTAATTTTATTAAATCCTAATCCATTTGAAACAATTAAGTATGCGGGTAATACTTATGTAAATGTTTATGAACCTTTTCATAATAGATCAACTTCTGATGTAGTTAGATTCAGAGGACCAAGTAATGCAACTGGTTTTGGGGATATACCTACATTTGATAATGTAGGTGATATAGATAATGCATCAGGATTTAGTATTATACTTGGCAAAATAGATTCAAGTGGTAATATAACAGATACAACTAATTATTATTATTTTGTAAGTAGCAATACTGCTACTTCAGGCGATGTATACGGAGGAGGAGATAACTGTACTGCAGGTCCAGTAACGTTATCAGCTTAATATGACTTATTCAGAATTAGTACAAAAAATTAGAGACTATACAGAAGTAGATTCAAATGTATTAACATCTACGATTGTAGATGGATTTATTGAAAATGCAGAATTTAGAATTTTAAGAGATGTTGATTCTGATAATAACAGAAGATATGCAACAGCAAATTTAATTACTTCTCAAAGATTTATTAATACTCCATCTGGATTATTAGTAGTTCGATCAGCTCAAATTGTAGATGGTGGATCAGGATCGACTAGAAATTTTTTAGAATATAGAGATACAAGTTATATGTCAGAATATAATTCAACAGGTGTTACTGGAGAGCCGAAATATTACAGTATGTGGGATAAAGACACTATTGTTATAGCGCCTACACCAGACTCTACCTATGAAATTCAGTTAAATTATATCTTGAAAGATGAAGGTTTATCGAGTAGTAATACAACTACATATTTAAGTCAAAATTTTCCCAATGGACTTTTATATGCTTGCTTAGTAGAAGCATTTTCATTTTTAAAGGGGCCAAATGATCTCTTGCAATTATACGAAGGAAAGTATAAACAAGTAGTTGAAGGCTTCTCAATTGAACAAATGGGAAGAAGAAGACGAGATGAATATCAATCAGGTGTTCCTCGAGTCGGAGGTAAATAAGGAGATAAACTATGGCTATAACACAAGCAATTGCAAATTCTTTCAAAAAAGAATTATTGGAAGGTGAGCATAACTTTAAAAGTTCGGGTGGCGATAATTTTAAATTAGCTCTTTATACCGCAGGTGCAACTTTAACTTCTGCTACAACTTCTTTTACATCAACTGGTCAAGTTGGTGATTCTGGAACATACACTTCAGGTGGCGGAGCATTAGTTAATAATGGTACTTCGATTACTGCTGGTGTAGCTAGAGTTGATTTTGCAAACTTATCATTTACTGGTGTGACTTTAACTGCTAGAGGTGCATTGATTTACAATACATCTGCTACTGCAACTAACGCAGCTGTTGCTGTTCTAGATTTCGGTGCAGATAAATCTGCAACTTCTGGAACATTCACAATTCAGTTTCCAAATCCAACAAGTACGGCAGCTATATTAAGAATCTCCGGCTAATTTAACAGGAGGTTTATATGTCAGCTCCTTGGGGCTCTAACACATGGGGAAGTGGATCATGGAACGTCGGTTCTCAAGACGTTACAGTTGATTTACAAAATAAACCTTGGGGTGAAGGTGCGTTTGGTGAAGGCACATGGAATGAAGGTGAATCATCATCTTTTCCTTTAACATCTTCTATTGGATCCGTTTCAATTTCTATAAGTCAAAACGTTGACTTATCAGGTATAGCTTTAACAGCTACTTTAGATTCCGTAACAACAACTGCAGATGCAAATACAGATGTAATAGGTCAAGCATTAACTATTGCAGATGGTAATGTTACAATTGATAATATCAGTTTAATAGATGTAACCGGTCAAGCATTAACAGCAGCAGAAGGAAATGTAGATGCAGACCCTGATGCCGTAGCCACGGGTCAGGCAATGACTGCAGCGTTAGATGATGTTACAATTGAAATTGCAGTTGGACCAATCATTGTACAAAACGAAGAACTTACAGCTAATTTAGGAAGTGTCACTGCAACAGGAACTGCAGTTATATCTCCAACTGGACAAGCGTTAACAGCAACAGAAGGTACAGCTACTTTAGATGCATTAACTCCTGTAGATGTAACTGGTTTTGATTTAACCATGCAGGAAGATGATGTTACTGCAATTACAGATGTAACAGTATCAGTAACCGGTCAAGCATTATCTGCTAATTTAGGTACCGTTGATGCAGTATCTATAGCAGAAGTTACTGGTCAAGAAATGACTATGCAAGAAGACGATGTAACTATCGTTGGAAATGCAGTAGTAGATTTGACAGGTTTTGGCTTGACAATGCAAGAGGGAAGCCTTAAAACTGTAATCTGGAACCCAGTAAATACAGGCTCAACTGCTACATGGACAGAGGTAAACGAAGGTTCTACAAGTACATGGACAGAAGTTGACACTGCTGCATAAATTTAATAATATGAATTAATTTAAGGAATTTAAAATATGGCAAATTCTACATCAGCTAGTTTAAAACTAACCGTACAAGCAACTGGAGAAAACTCAGGAACTTGGGGTCAGATTACAAACACAAACTTACTTATTTTAGAACAAGCAATCGGTGGTTATTCATCTGTTGCTCTTAATGCTACAACAGGCGCATCTTTAACTTATACAAATGGTGCTTTATCAAATGGTAAAAATGCTGTTATAGAATTAACAGGAACAATTACCACAAACGTAAACGTAACTATTCCTGATTCAGTAGAAAAAACTTATTACATTTATAATAATACTTCAGGTGCATTTACTGTAACATTTAAAACAAGTTCAGGTTCAGGTGTTGCTTTTGCAACAACAGATAAAGGTTATAAAATTTTATATTCAAATGGAACAGATGTAATTGAAGTTCCAACAACTCCTGCAGATGGAACAATCACTGCAGCTAAACTTGCAACCGATGCAGTTACAACTGTAAAAGTTTCTAATGCAAATATTACAAATGAAAAACTTACTAACAAGTCAATCACAATTAATGGTGTTGCAGCAACTCTTGGTTCTTCAGTAACTATTGCTGCGGGTACAGATTGGCAAGCAGTTAAAACAACTACATTTACAGCTGTAGCCGGTGAAGGTTATTTTGTAAATACAAATGCTGGAGCATTTACAGCAACGCTTCCTGCTACACCTACAATTGGTGATGAAGTTTCATTTGTAGATTATGCAGGAACTTTTGATACGAATAATTTAACAGTCGGCAGAAATTCAGAAAATATTCAGGGTTCCGCAGCAGATTTAACAGTAGCAACAGAAAGAGCTGGCTTCACATTAGTATATACTGATGGAACTCAAGGTTGGCTTCTAAAGAATAATTAAGGGTAAGTCGAATGACAACCTTCAAACAAATCAGAGGAAACCTAATCAAGTCTACCTCAACTGATCCAGCAAATCCTCAAGAAGGACAGATCTGGTATAATTCT